ACCGGCTCTCAAGCCGCAGAAGCAAATAATGTCGCCATTGGTAACCACGCAACTATTTCGTATTCGAATGGCGCTACTCGCCCTGCCACTGGAGATATTGCAGTTGGGCATAACGCTCGAACCAATAACTACGTCAACCAGGGCGGCGGCATTGCTATTGGTGAAAACGCCTTCTCTGAAAACATGGCGGGGACGCAGGAAGAGAGTTTTAATTTCGGTCAGACTACTTTCACTGGATCCGGTTTTTTGGGTTTACAAAGCCCTTTCATCCCTGCTGATCCCACTAAGGTCACGACAGGGATCGCTATCGGCCAAAACGCGTATGCGCGCTCTGGCGGTACTATGATAGGTACCCACAACTATAAAGGAGTTATTGGAGATACCTCTGTGGATACTAGTTCAGAAGCATCCATGCGAGCTCACGAAGTTAGTGTCTATGCCACAACTGTAGGTGCGAATAGCTTCAATAATTCCGCATTTGGTGTTGTGAACGGAGCCTTCTCGGCTATCACCGGCGCTTATGATGGAGGTAGTTTCAGATCCAATGCATCTCAAAACTTTGGCGCCACTATTACAGGTTCCTTGAACACTATCGAATCAAAAACCGCTTCAAGCAACTATTCAGGAGTAGGTAACACCATCACAGGTGTAGCCAATAGAACTTTCAATTCCAATGGCTCTATTATCTTGGGTGCGGGTAATGAAATCACCAATTCTGTGAAAACTGTTTCGGCCCCAACAAGTGGCGGCAATACCCCTAATGCCTTAGCAACGACTATCCGTGATGTAATCAAAAATTCTGATGGTGGCGGTGCTACTCTCGCAATTGGTGGTGCCAACAAAGCTGACTATACCCTACGTTCTCAGATGATTGGTGTGAACAACTCCATTACGGGGACAGCAGGCAATGTGAGCACCAACAACATGGTCAACGGATACGCTAACGAAGCAGAGAATGTTAAGAATGTGTCTGTTATTGGTTCGAAGAATAAAATAGAAAATACGAATACCGCCATTGTCTTAGGTGACAAGCGCACATTAAACAGTGCTGACAATAGTGTGATCCTCGGTTCGTCTGCCGGCGGTACAACTACCAATGTCAAGAAGGCCGTTGCCATCGGCGCCGAAAGCAATGTGACAGTAGAGGGCGGCGTTGCTTTGGGCGCGGATTCTATCGCATCAACTGCTGCTGGTATCGCAGGTTATGACCTTTCTACTGGTACAGCATCTACCGACACTTCTGCCACTTGGAAAGCAACCGCTGCTGCCGTCTCTGTTGGCAATGCTGCAAATAATGTTACTCGTCAGATCACCGGCGTTGCTGCTGGCGCTGCCGATACCGACGCGGTCAACGTTGCACAGCTCAAGAAGGCTACAGCTGCCGCGACTACGACTGTTGCTACGACTGATAGCAACCTCACCGTCGCAGAGACCCCCTCAGGCTCCCACAACTACCAGGTTGGACTTAACAAGAATCTGACTGGGATGCAAAGCGCCGAATTCACTAACGCTACAGGTACTGAACAGACAAGAATCTCGCAAGCAGGCGTTGTGATCACCAAGGACAGCACGACAGTTTCTCTTAAAGCCACTGGTCTTGATAACGGTGGGCAAACGATCACGAACGTCTATGCGGGCTCAAATGACACCGATGCCGTCAACGTCCGACAGCTTAAGGATTCTCGCAGTAAGGTTGAAACCGCTCAGCCTACATACGTGCAGATCCAGACAAGCAGAGAAAACCCCACAACAAATTCCGGTGCCACAATTTACTCTGTTGGTCTGTCTCCCTATGCTCAGTCTGGTATTGACTATTCCAATACCTACCTTGGGCCGGACGGTATCGATGCTAACGGTAAAAAGATTACCAACGTTGCTCCTGGCAGCGTTTCCGCGGGCTCTACGGACGCCGTGAATGGCGGCCAGCTGTATCAGACAAATCAGGCGGTTCAGCAGAATTCTGATGACATTTCCAAACTGTATAACCGCAGCGCGGAACTTAACCGCAAGATCCATCGTGCCGGCGCGCATGCGGCTGCTCTTGCCGCACTGCATCCGCTGGACTTCGATGAAAATCATCGGGTGTCCGCCTCTCTCGGCCTTGGCCAATACCACAGCAGCGGGGCGGCCGCTCTTGGTATCTTCGTCCGCCCGACGGAGAACTTTATGGTCAGCCTGGGAGGATCAATCGCCTCTGGCAGTGATGTGATGGGGAATCTCGGCGTGCATTATCGCTTTGGCGGCGACAGCGTGCGGGTGAACAAAACGGAACTTACTCAGCAGGTAAGCACTCTCACAGCTGAAAACCGGGATCTGTCAGCAAAATTGGCTTCTTCCAACTCAAAGCTGGAAGCCGCTACGTCAAAGATTGACTCTCTGATGGAAAGGATCCACGCTATCGAAGCCAAACTTAATATGAAGTAAGCAAAGCTCAAGAAGAGGGGGCTTGCCCCTTCTCCTTTCGTCACCATATAATGTATATGGTCTTGTGAAGGCCACTGTGGTTCGCATGTGGGCACCAGCTCTCCCCTTGTAAGACTGGCACGGCCTAATAAGAGGCCAAGATGCAAGAGAACTGTGCGCGCCCCTTGAGGAAACTCGGGGGCGCCTTTTTATGAAATCAAAAGGAAGGCGCCCAGTTGACTACAATTTTTAGTCAACTGAAGTTAGCCGCGGCTGACGGTAAAAAATATACGATGTTACTGCACAAAAGCAAATTCTGCGCATTATCCAATTCGTTCACTCTCCCACCCACCCTTTTTGTTTATTTGATTGCAGTTACTGGGCTTTTGGTCTTCTCCCTGCTCCTTCCTGCAGCCATGGGATTCGCCCACGGCAAACCATCAATCGTTGAGGCATGGGACTGGAAAAATATCCTGTTTGTGGTGCTGATTTTCTTTGCCCTCAGTCAGTACAGAATCACGCGCTGGTTCGTAGCTCTTCCTCTTATTCTGATTTTCGGGCTCTATATGCCGGCAGGTTTGCTTTACGGGAACCCCAGCCTCATCGTTTCAATAGCCGTTTTGCAGACCAATCCCGCAGAAGCAGGTGAATTTCTCACGAACATCCCTTGGCAGGTTTTCGCGGGCGTCATTGGGCTTTTGGCCAGCGGTTTTATAGGTGTCTTCTACAGCTCAAAGATCAGAGTTTCAGCAAAAATCATTTTGGGTATCGGCGTGGCGTCTTTCATCATCGGGGAAATGATTTCTTTCGGAAGCGCCGTAAATTCGAAAGCAATCCAGACGGTTTACTTTTTCCGTCTCCTCAGACCCAGTGTAATTGATGGCTATGCCGCCCTAAAGGAAGAAGAAAAGCTAGGTACTCCCTCGTGGCAAATCGCTTCCGTCAAGCCTCGATATAAAACCTATGTCGTCATTATTGGTGAAAGCCAACGTCGCGATTACGCATCTGTTTACGGTTATCCACTAAATACGACTCCGTATTTAAACAACGCCAATGGCACCTTCTTCTCAAACTTTATTACCGCTGGTGGCAATACTGTTATCTCGCTGCCAAGGATGCTTTCTTACAACATTCCCGGCTCTGAGCAATACAGCAAAGATGACAATATTATTACTCTCGCCAATGCCGCTGGCTTTGACACATGGTGGATTTCCAATCAGGGGCGTGGCGGGCCATTCGACAACCCTATTGCTCAGATTGGCATTCGAAGCCACCACACAATCTGGCTGAAGGGCAATTGGGCAGACGAAAATATAGATGACGATAATCTGCTGCCAAAAATTCAGGAGGTGCTGAAGACTAAACCGTCAGAAGATAAGCCCAGATTGATCTTTGTCCACCTGATGGGGTCGCACCCAACTTTCTGTGAACGTCTGTCCGGGCGTCCTGTTGCGTTTAATGTCGGAGACAGTGCGATGAATTGCTATCTGACTACTTACCGCACCTCCGACGCCTTCATTAAAAGGACTGTTGATCTTCTGAAAACTGAAGCCGGTAATTCATGGTCACTCTTATATTTTTCTGATCACGGGCTTTCCATGCAAGAGAAACCGGGAACCCCTTTGGGCAAAGAGCTCATGCACGGGACCGCTTTTCGTCAGAACTATGAAGTACCTTTTCTGAATATTTCTTCTGACAGCAGAGCTCACGATGTCAATCCGGCGTATAGAACAGGATTCCGTTTACTGGAGGGAATGGCCGAATGGATGGGAATCAGTGCCAGCAATATCAATCTGAAGAATAGTCCTGATTTCTGGAGCAAAACGAACGACGAAGACATCCATGTCGCAGGCAAACAGCTATACCATCAGCTGGCAAATGACCCCGCTCTGCACTTCAGTTCCCAATTATCTCAGAACCACCAACAAAATTTGCCATATCCCCCGCCACGCATGTAGCTCTCATTGTTTCCTTATCCGCGGCTACTCTTGTAAGAAGCTCTGCACCCTCCCCAGCCAGTTCTGCGCCTTCTCCGAGTAGGCTTTCGCATCGGGCGAGGCGCTCTTGAGTACGGTCTCCGGTATCTCGGGCGATTTGCAGATCACTCTTGGCTCTGGTGCCTGCGGCGTCGCGCACCCGAACAGAAGTAACCCGCACAGCGCGAGCGTCAGATAAGACCTTGTCTCGCGCAGCCAGCGCGACGGCCATCCGTCTTGATTGTTTCTCATAGCGTTCCTGCGCCTCCTTTTCTACCGCCTCGGTCTGCTTTTGCCAATCAGATTTAAGCTCGCTGATCTGAGCTTCATACTTCTGCGCCGTTGAGGTTCTCCCTCTTGAGTACCCCCAGAGAGCCGCCACCACCAGAGCGCCGATGATGACGCCGACAATGACCAGGTCCTTTTTCCCCATACTTTGCCTCTAATAAAAAAACTCGTATAATGCTTTGCATGGAATCGCTTTCTACCATGGTTATACAAAGTCAGGTAATTGGTCTCCCCGGGAGAGCACACGCTTTCCCGGGGCTTTTTTAGCATCAGGAAAAACCGGAGCATTAATATGACTATAATGACGGGGACGAGAGCTTTCTCCTTTTTGCCCTGCATCCTCGCTTCTCGTCATCCCCCGGCAAGAGCTGGGGGTTTCTGTTTCCGGTTATTTCAAAGTAAGCACGATCTGAACAATCGTATAGACAAGCCCTGTAGCCCCAGCAAATGCAAGAGCTGAATACTTAACCCCAGTGGCTACGCCTCTGAAGAATGCCTCTTTAAGTTCCATATCTCTCATACGCTGCCCCACATTTTCATTGCGCTTGATATAATTTTTCATGTAGATGCAGTCCATCTATGTGTAGTGGTTAATGCCCCGGAAGAGTTCCAGCTCTTGCCGGGGTTTTTATAGAAATCGACTGCCAACCAAAAGCGTTAAAAGCGCTACCCCGAATGGGACAATTACACTTTTAATGAATTCCCACACCTGAGCCCGAACCCTTTTGCGCTCATCGGCACGGATTCGATCTTCATCAAAAACATCCATTCGGCTCTCCAAAGTAAGGACTCTGTTTTCTAGATCTTTGCTATAATCATTCATGTACAAACCTTATGCGTACGAATTACCAATCCCCGGAAGAGTTGCAGCTCTTGCGGGGATTTCTTTTAACTGAGAAAAAGCTCCTTCTCTGCCTCACGTCTCCTTACCAATCCCGGAAGCTCATTTCCTCCAGCTCGTACCCAACGCTTGAATTCGTACCCAGCATTGACGACCTTGCCTGCATTGAAGAGCTTGAGAAGCGTCGACCTACGCAGTGCTCCCTCGCCGCAGTTATAGGCGAAGTCAAGGAGCGCTATAAACTGCCCCTGAGTCACGGGACGCCGGATCGCACCTGAGAGCGAGTCCCTGAGACGCTCAAGCTCATGCTCAAGCAGTTGGTCGGCCACTTCTTGAGAGATAACAATATTACGGATGACGGGATTCCCGGACAGCAGACGGGTTGACCCATACCCAATGGTCCAGACCCCAACGGGGTCTCGATACGAAGTCAGTCTGCAGCCTTCATGCGACTTAATGAAGGGAACCGCAATTGCCGGGTCCCATGCCGAAAATTGTTTCTTTTCTGTCATGATCTCTCCTTATTTCGTCAGCAAAGGAGGAGTTCGGCTCGCATCCGCCTTTCGATTTCCTGCTCTTTCTGCATATCCATAAGCACAACAACCTCTTGCTTTAATTTTTGAATTTCAGTTATACTGGTGGTGTACATAAGTTCTTCTATGGAAAGTGGAATAAAAAAGCCCTCGGGAGTTTCCTTCTCTCGAGGGTTTTTATTTTGTGCATCCCTATTCTTCTACTTGTCTCGGTATCGCCGGTGAACCTCCCCACCGCTCCCTACACCCGACACCATCGCCTCAGACCGCTCTTCCATAGCCTTCAGCATTTTCCGGACGGGTGAAGGAATCAGAGATCCATACCCCATGCGCTCAATATTTTCCAAGATGCTGCCAAAGTCATTGAGGCAGAAAGCGAAGACCGCCGCATCCCTGACACTGACGAAGGGTATGACCGAAGTGATATCCAACCCATGGCAAAGCGCCACGAGGCTCAGCATGACGATCTTTTTGGTAATGCCCAGGAACCCCGTACGGGAATTCCACTGCCCGGTCTTCATCGCGGCATAAGTCCCGCTCAGATAGTCGACTGCGATAAAAACAAACAGCCACTCAATCGCGTCGTCGATCGGGCCAAAAAGAAAGGAGCACAAGGCCCCAAAAATCCCGCCAACCGCCAGAAAAACGCGGGATGAAAAATCAGGAATCAGATCCACTTGTGCCCCCATCAAAGGCATCACTCAGCCTTCAGCAGCAGAATCCGTGATTTCTTTCCCGGACTCATCGTATATTTTCTCAACTCCCTTAGTGGCGTCCATCCAAACATCAAAAGATATTGCCCGGACGTGAGTCTTCGGCACAGAGGCAAGTGCCTCGCGAAGTTTGCGCTGAGTTTCAGCGGAATCCGCAGAATCACAGTTCATGAGAATTTGAACGGTATACCGGTTGTAAACGGTCATGGTTTGCTCCTATTGAAATATAAAGATTGATATTTGTGGCTCTATGCCATACGCCGCCACATATTTACCGCAATGTACGGGCTGCGGATGCTAAACGCATGACCACCCCCCGTTGCCCCAACTCCCACCGCGTGCGTGTGGTTCCCTGCGCCATCGACTGCAACGCTATGCGAGTGACTAGCATTAATATTCACGATGGTGGAATCGTGATACCCCCCTTTGTTTGACGGTTGGCTGCCCGCTCCAAGGCTGCAGATGCCACTGCCAGTGATGCCAAGGCCGCCCGGGTTAAAAGAGCCCGTAAGGTTGGCTGTGTCCGAACGTGCGGAGTGTCCATGCCATCCCGCCTCCCCTGTCCACGCATTATGTGCGTGAGATGGCATCTCTTCTACTGTCAGTGTGTGGGTATCTGAACCCCCCTCACTCCCCACAGCGAATCCGTCACCTGCTGCCACTAAAGCACGACCAGCCCCAATTGCCGCCCAAGTTCCACCAAAGAGTGCCCCTGGGTCGGTCGAATCAATGGAGCAATAAATAGAGCCTACTGGATATGCCGCAAGCTTTGCCTCAGCGACAGCCGCCGCGATCAGAGAGCTCAACTCATCCTTTTTCGCGTAACCAGCAAGAACAGAATCCGCCTCAATCGCCTGGATGCTCGCCGCTTCCTGAGCTTTCACAGCGGACACAGAAGAAGCCTGCGCGGCCGTTACGCTCTCAGTTGCTGTGGATTGAGTGGCTG